ATAAGAAAGAGATAAGATTATATATATGTGTGTTTTTAAAAATAATTACTTGACAATGTTTTTTGTTCATCATAAGATGACATCTCAATCAATTAACAAGGAGTTAAGAAATGGAAAAAATTACATTTGAATATCTGCTAGAAAATTTTAGAAATCAATCTGACATTGCAGACAAATTACAAATCAGTAGACAGGCAGTTTCAAAATGGTTTATCAATAAACAAATTCCAAAATTAAGACAGTATGAAATTCAGGAGTATTTAACTAAAACTGTTTAAACATAAAAGGAAAAATAATGTTTAAAATAAAAAATTGGGATAAGTTTCAACATTACAAACATAAAAATAAAATGAGTTGGTACAAAATGTATGGTGGCGATATTTTAAATGATGTTACTTACATGGAATTAACAGAAACAGAAAGATTGTTTTTAAGAGAAGCGTGGGATTTGGCTTCTCAATTTAATGGAATATTGCCTGACCTAAAATCTTGTGCCTTTCGTTTAAGACAAGACGAAAAAAAACTAGAAAAAATATACGCTAGTTTAAACGCAAAAAATTGGTTCTATGAAGTGACTGAAGAAGACATAAAAAAAGAATCATTATTAAAATCTTTAAAGCCTGAAGTTGTTAAAGGCACTGCTAATGATTTTGAAAAATGGTGGCAATCTTTACCTGAAAAAAGAAAAGTAAATAAGAAAGGTTGTTTAGATAAATGGAAATCAAAAAAACTAGATGACATTTCTAAAAAAATTATTTCTTGGACTGCTACTATGAAAAAAACTAGAGAGTGGTTAGAGGGTTTTAACCCTAGCCCTGAAGTGATTATCAATCAGGAAAGGTGGAATGATAATCCTAAATCACCAACACAAATCAGAGGTGCATTATGAGGACTGATGTTGGTAGCATTGTAGAGCAATTAACAATCAACAGAAAAACTCTACAAGAGGGTGGGTTCTATGAAGAAGAAACAGACTTTAAAGTAAAAACGACTGATACTTTAGTAGATGAAGTAAAAAATTATTATCGTAATGAAAAAAATTCTGGGTTCTCTTTAGGCTTTCAAAAAACTGATGAGGATAGTAATTTTCTTGTAAGACGAGGGGAAGTAACAATTTTAACGGGCAGTAGCGGTTCAGGAAAGACCACTTTCTTATCACAGGTATTACTTAACTTAATGACCTATACAAATGTCTTGGTAGCTAGTATGGAGATGAGACCTGTTATACAGATAGCAAAAATGATTCAACAGACAGGGATTAGAGAAGCAAATGACCAACATATTGAAGACTTTTGCAATGAATACAAAAATAAGTTGTGGTTATTTAATGCTCAAGGGACAACATCTGAAGATGATTTAGTAGCTAGTCTACACTTTGGGAAAAATGTTCATAACTGTGATGTTTTTGTTATAGACAGTTTGATGAAAGTAGATAGCATTGCAGAAGATGATTACGCAAGTCAGAAGAAGTTTATTAACAAAATTAGTTGTATTGCTAGAGACCTTAACATTCATATCTTCTTGGTTGCTCATACTAAAAAATTAGCAGATGAGACTGTGATACCTGACGCTTCACATATTTTAGGAAGTAGTCATATCAGAAACTTAACAGACAATATCATTTGTTTGCATAGAAGAAAAGATATAGAACAGGCGAAGATGTTAGGAGAGTTAGAGGAAGGAGACAACCCTTGCACTAGTTACCTTATGGTTCAGAAGCAAAGGAATCACCCTTTTGAGGGGACATTTTCTTTTTGGTTTAACAAGTTTAAACAGAGATTTTCGGAGAGACCATGCTAACTGCAAATGAATTCATAAAAGCGTTTAAACAAACTTTTAAAGATGTGGAATACAAAGCAACAAGTAAAGATGGAAAGGTTTATAAATCTAAAAATTGGGACAAAGAAAATAAAAGTTTGACAAATAAAATTAACAGTGTAAAGTAGTATTAACTTTTAACAAGAAAGGAGAAGCACAATGAGTAAATCAACAGAATTATCACTTGCAGTTCAGCAAGAAGAATCACAAGACCAACTACAATCAGAAATGGCTAGAGACTATCAAGAGATGGAGCAGATGTCTCAACTTGCCTACAAACAACAAATTATAAATGAAATATTTGGGGGTAAGTCATGAGTAAATATACAGATTTAAGAAAGTTAGATGTTAGTAAATACACAGAAAAGAAAGGCAAGTTTACTTATCTATCATGGGCTTGGGCAGTAGATACATTGCTACAACATTGCGAGTCAGCAACATGGACTTATGCAGACCCACTAACATTACCTGATGGCAGTATGATGGTGTTCTGCACAGTCAAGGCATTTGGTAAAGAGATGACTTCACAGTTACCTGTATTAGATTTTAAGAATCAAGCGATTAAGAATCCTAGTGCAATGCAATTAAATACGGCAATGCAAAGATGTTTAGCAAAAGCTATATCCCTACATGGAATAGGGTTATATATCTATCAGGGTGAGGATTTACCAGAGGCAGATGTTTTAGAGCGAATAGAGAACATATATAAAGAGCAAGGCATAGCTACTGCAAGACAATACTTTAATGGTTTAAACGAGGCAGATAGAAAGTTATGTATGCCATTTATAGAAAAAATTAAAAAGGATGTTTAAACAATGGAACAACGAACAGATGAGTGGTTTCAAGCAAGAGTAGGTAAGGTTACTGCTAGTAATGTAGATAATGTCATTGTAAAGGTTAAGAATGGTGAGAGCCAATACAAAAGAAAATATAGAACACAGCTCATTACAGAACAGCTCACAGGAAAGCCTGTAAAGATATTTATGAACGAGGCTATGAGACATGGTGTGGAATATGAAGATGAGGCAAGACGAGCTTATATGAAAAAGCTAGGATTACTTATGGACATAGATGTTAAAGAGGAGGGATTTGTAGACCACCCAACAGTAATGATGTCAGGAGCTAGTCCTGATGGCATGGTAGGAGATGAGGGGCTAATAGAAATTAAATGCCCACAAGCAACAACACATACGGAGATATTGCAGAACGCAGTGATTCCAAAAAGATATATTCATCAAATGATGTGGCAGATGGCTTGCACAGGTAGGAAGTGGTGTGACTTTGTTTGTTATCATCCTGACTTCCCTGATGACTATAAACTCTTTATCAAAAGAGTAGAAAGAGATGATGATTTAATAGGTCGTCTAGAAAGAGATATTCATGAGTTTGCAGTAGAAATCATGGATTCAGTTAAATTTATTAAGGAGAATAACTAATGGCAACAGTAGGAATTTCAGCAAGTATTGATGTAACAAAAATTGATAAGTCTAAACTTATTGATGGTAAGAAAGGCACTTATTTAAATATAACGACATTTGTTAATTTAGATGAGAAAGACCAATATGACAACAATGGTATGATTACTCAATCAGTGACTCAAGAAGAAAGAGAAGCAGGCACTAGAGGAGCTATACTAGGTAATACAAAGGTGTTTTTTAAAGATGATGGTGGTAGTAATACGACTGCCCCACAAGCTAAACAAAGTTTTGACCAAGTGTCAGAAGATGTGCCGTTTTAACTAGGGGGATTGGGGGCTAACCGCCCCCTTTTTTTTACTTGTTCATTACATACATTGTAACTTCAAAGCCAAATCTCATTTCAGTTGCTTGAGGAGTAGTCCACATAATAAATCCTTAAAGGTTAATAGAGATTGGATTATAATTTATATGTATGTTTAAACAGAGAGAACAATGTATTAGTAATGCCTAATGATTATAAGGAGAAATGATGGAAGACAATATAAATCCTGACCATTACAAAAAGGGTGGGATAGAAACAATAGAATATATGCAAGCCAAGATGAGTAAAGAGGAGTTCTATGGCTATATAAAAGGCAACGCTCTCAAGTATATTAGCAGAGAGGGTTTAAAATCAGAGAAGCTGACTGACAAAATTGATGACTGTAAGAAAGCAATATGGTATCTTGAACAAATGATTAAGGTTCATCAAACAGAGCTAAAGATGTTAGAGGTTAAAGCTAAAGAAGATGAATGGATAGATGACGAGTTGCATGACGAAGACTAACAAGCAAGAAGTTTTCTTATATGGCGAAAAGTTTGTATGTCACAAGTGTGGTCGTGATGCTATGTTTATGGATAGCGATAAGAAATGGTATTGTTTGTTTAATTGGTATGACTCAAAGGAAAATCATGGAATCTGCAAAAACGATAAAGTTACCTAAAAACCCTACTTGCAATGTGTGTAATAAAAAAGCACGCATATATTCAGATGGTAAATGGTGGTGTTGTTTAAACGCAGAAATGGGAGAGTTTAATTCATCAGGGTTTTGTAAGGAGAAGAAGAAATGAATATAAGTTGTCCTAAATGTAAAGATGTAGAAATGATATGGGGAAATGATTGGGATAATGATGATGAAGATAATGAACAGTTTTTAATATGGAGTCAGTATAGTTGCCCAAAATGTGAGACGATACTAAATATATATTG